CACAGCATCCCAAGACACCAGACTTTAAGGTTTCTACTATAGAATACCAAGTAGAGTCAGGAACGAACTGGGGACGACTAGGAGACACTGACGACTATTTCTGGGAAACACCTAATGAACGAGCAACTACTGAGGACAAACCACGTAGTAGTGAGGAATTTCTTATCTAAAGAGTGGGCGGAGGAGATATACGTTGATTTCCGCGATCATGGTAGAGTTGATTCCGCGTACAAAGACGGATATAGTGGTCCTTGCTACTTCTATGAGAGTCCTGTAGGAGGACAAGAGCTTCTTTACTACATGACACAGAAGATGGTAGATATTGTTGGAGAGCGTTTGTATCCAACATACTCTTATTTGCGTTGTTACAACAAAGGATCGTATCTACCTCTACATGATGATCGTCCTGCATGTGAGATAAGCGTGAGTATACATCTAGGATCAGATAAACCATGGGAGTTTATCATACAAGATCCAGAAAAGAATTCAACAGAGGTAATATTAGAACAAGGTGATGCAATCATCTATCTTGGTTGTGTAGGCACACATGGTCGTAAGGGAAAGTATGATGGTGATCATTATATTCAGATGTTCTTACACTATGTGAGAAGCAGAGGATCTATGCAATGGTGTATGGGTGATCTAAATAGAAGTAAGTTGCCAAATGGGTGGCAGTTAGAATTAGTTGATGAATACAAAGAGTTACTGGAGACAAGCTATGGTAATCAAAGTAGACAAAAGTGAAGAGTTTAAGAAGAGTGGTAAAAAACTCATTTCAGAGTATGATGCTGACAAATGGTTAGACAGAGTTGCAAAAAATGATGAAAGAGAGTTGTGGGAGATGGAAGTAAAGAAACAAATGTTGAGCGAACACGGATAAATAAAAACAGCCTATTGCTGTGTCTAAATGCCGACCTTTCCAACATTCAAAGATTTGAGTGTTACATTTAAGAAACATCCTGTTACTGATGATTTGGTAGCAGTGAAGGATAAAGCTGCGATTGTACAATCAATTACAGGTTTACTTCTTACTAGGAAGGGCGAAAGACCATTTCAACCTGAGTTAGGTTGTGATATACAAGACCTTTTGTTTGAACCATTAGATTATGCATCTGCTGGTACTATCAAACAAGAAATTAGAAACACAATCAATCGTTATGAACCAAGAGCGATTGTAGAACAACTTAGATGTGAACCAGATTATGATAACAACGGTTATAATGTAGAATTACAGTATACCATCGTTGGAAGAGAAGATGCACCAGTAGCTGTAGAGTTCATTCTAGAGCGTACACGATAATGCCATACACTCAGTTATCCAATTTAGATTTTGAAGACATCAAAACTTCTCTCAAAGAGTATATGAGAGCACAGTCAGATTTTACTGACTATGATTTTGAAGGATCAGCATTATCCACTATAATTGATACACTCGCTTATAACACCTACTATACGGCGTTTAACACTAACATGGTAGTCAATGAACTATTCATTGATTCTGCCACCTTGAGAGACAACGTAGTAGCAATTGCGAAGCAGCTAGGGTACAGACCCAAGAGTGCTACTTCTCCTACAGCATATATTTCTTTTACTGTCACTTATACTAACCCAACAACTGATACAGAACTCATTCTAAAGAAAGGAACAGGATTTATTGCTTCTTATGATAACAATGTGTATCAGTACATTGTAAATGATGATGTAAAAGCACAAGTTATTAATGATGTTGCAACATTTACTAATGTTGAGGTAAGAGAAGGAACACAGCTTGTCAATACCTTCACTGTAAACACAGCATTAAAGAGTCAGAGATTTATACTTGATAATATAGACATTGATACTAATACTATTAGAGTAAAAGTATTTCCTACTGGAGGTAGCTTCAGTGAACCATATCTTGTAGCAGATAACATTCTAGGTGTTGATGGTACATCTAAAGTTTTCTTCCTTGATGAGATTGAGGATCAGAGATATGAAATTCTCATGGGTGATGGTGTTCTAGGTAAGAAGCTAGAGAACAATGCACGTATTGAGGTATCTTACATAACAACAGCAGGACCTGAGAGTAATGGAGTTCGTACTTTTGTCTTCTCTGGTGTACTAGAGAACCCTAATGGTGTATCTCCAACTTCATTTACTACTTCTATTACATCTACTACTGCCTCTGCGGGCGGTGAAGAGATAGAAAGCACTGCTAAGATAAAATACACTGCTCCAAAGGCATACGGCACACAGGAGCGTGCAGTGACCGCACAGGACTATGAAGCAATTGTACGTCAAGTGTATCCTGCTACCAGTGACATCGTTATTTTTGGTGGTGAGGATCAAGATCCACCTGAGTATGGAAGAGTTTTTATTGCATTGAAACCAAAGGATGCTAGCTATCTAACATCATTGACAAAAAATGATATTGTAGAGAAATTAAAGAAATATGTTGTTGCATCTGTAGAACCAAAATTAATTGATCCTTCTATTCTCTATGTTGAGATGATGAGTAAGATCTATTATAATAGTTTATCAACAGATCAGACACCATCACAGATTAGAGACAAAGTTATTGGTGGTGTACAGTCTTATCTTGATACAAGTGATACTGAGAAGTTCAATGGTAAGTTTAGATATAGTAAGATGGTAGGTGTAATTGACGATGTAGATAAGTCTATCAATTCCAATCTCACAAGTGTCACAATGAGAAAGGATTTCTATCCTTCTCTTAATTCTACTTTCTATTATGAAGTATGTTTCCAGAATGCATTTGATAAGGACTGTGACGATCCAGTCCTTTCTAGCACTGGATTTAGAGTCACTGAGTATCCTAACTTTGATGTTTATGTTGAAGATAGGAATAGTAAAATAGTGCTATATAGACTAGATAGCGTAACTGGTGAAAAAGTTGTCCTAGACAGCGATATTGGAGACATAGATTATGAAAAAGGCGAGCTTAAAATGTATGCTTTGACTATCATTAAAGGTAGTTTCTTTGATAACCGCATTTCACTAAGAGTAAAACCCCTATCAAACGACATCAAGGCAATGCGTGAGGTATACCTTGACGTTGACGTTGCTAATTCCTCATTCACTGCATACAAAGAGTAAATTAAATGCCCGCTGTAAAGACTAAGAGAATTTCCACTCTCATTGAATCGCAGCTTCCTGAATTCATTAGTACAGAGTATGAACTTTTTAGTAAGTTTGTCACAAAGTATTATGAACAGCAGGAGGTACAAGGTGGCACGTTGGATGTTATTAACAACATTCAAAAATATGCAGACATAGATTATTATGAACAAAATCTCCTTAAACAGTCTGATGTGTTGGACGTTAGTATCACTGATACTGATGATACAATTGTATTACAAGATGCAACGAGTTTTCCAGAGAAAAACGGATACGTCAGAATAGACAACGAAATTATCTTCTATGAATCACGAACAAGCACAACTCTATCAGGAGCAGTTAGAGGTGTCAGTGGTAACACAACTCTTGGTGATCTTTATAGCTCGTCAAGCTACACCAGCACAGATGCAGCACCACATAATGCTGGTCAAAAGGTTCTTAACGTAAGTAACCTTTTCTTATATGCGTTAGTAAAGAATTTTGAAAACCAATATCTTGGTTCATTCCCAGAGAAGTATCTCAGAGGAGAAGTAGATAAAAGAACTCTGATTAAGAATATTCAGAAGTTCTATAAAGCTAAAGGAACTACTAGTTCCATCAAATTTATTTTTAATACTATTGTCGCAAAGGATGATAGTAACAAACCAGAAGTTTATAAACCAAGAGATTTTACATATAAGTCATCTGATGCTGATTGGATCAATGTATATGCACTTAAATGTAAACTTGTATCAGGTGATGTCAATAATCTAATTGGTAAAAAGATTGTACAAGAAGCTACTACAGAATATGGATATGCTGATGCTGTAGTAGATAACGTTTATGCTGACGGGACTTCTGATAACGAGGTAATTTACAATATTGTATTAGCACCAGAGACAGTCAATGGTTCTTTTGAGGTATCAACAAAAACAAAACTTCTAAGACCAGTAGCAGGTACAGATAGCACTGGTAATAGAATCAATGTATCTTCTACTATTGGTTGGGGTAAGACTGGATCTATCCTCTTAGGAGAGGAGACAATTACTTTTGAAGAGAAGACTGTAACTCAGTTTATTATCAAAGATAGACAACCATCAGGAGCTATTGCATACCCTGCTAATACATCTGTATACAGACCAGTTACTATAAGTGGTAGTGGTGTTACTCTTCTTACATTTGGTGTAATTTATAATTTAAGACCAGATAGCACACAACCATATGCTAGTGCTGGAGACAAAGTTCAAGTATCTAATCCTGGTTTTGAGACTAATGATCCTAAAATCATTAACATAGATACAAATCAAGTAAGATGGTTACAGGATACAGGAAGCGCACCAGATGTTCCAACTTTACCTAGTATTCAAACTTCTTTAAGTGAGTTGACTACTGATGTATCATCTATTTTTGCAGATGATCAGTATTATTACATTACGAGTTCAAGTTATCCCTCACATAAGATTCTAGATGGGTCTCAAGTTAATGAAACTCTCTTAGATCAGAAGATTCTTCGTCTTATTAGAAAAGAAGCTATTAGAACTACTGAGACTTATCCTACACCAAGAAGAGATGTTGGAATCCTTCTAAACGGTGTTCCTGTCTACGGTTACAAGGATCATGATAGTGTTCGTTTTGGTAGATTAGAGGAAATCAAGGTTAACACTCAAGGTAGAGGTTATGTGTCTCCACCTTTTGTTCTAGTTGACCAAGTTCCTAATAAAGCAAGAGCAATATTAACTGGACAGGTAGTAGAAAGTATTATTGTTGATACTAATGACATCTTTCCAAGGACTCCAGATATTACTGTTACCTCTGGTCGTAATGCATCTGTTCGTGCAGTTGTAACAGGTGGAAAAGTTACCAGCTTAATTATTGATAATGCTGGTGAATACTACTCATCACCTCCAACTATAAGAATTAGAGATACTGCAGGAAGAGGTAGATTTGCAGACTTTACTGCTGTTGTTAATACAGATGGTGAGATTACTGGATTTGAGAAAAATGCAGAAGGAAACTTTTACAATCAAAATACAGTTGTTGTAGATGTAATCCCTGTTGGAGAAAATGCAACAGCTATTCCTATGTTAAAGGAATGGAATTTTAACAGATATAGAAAATTAGAAAACAATCTTGATACAGAAAATGGTTATATTTTTGCAAACTATAACAATGTTCTAGAGTATGGTTATGGATATCTTGCTAACCCTAAAGCTTTACGAGTTGCTCTTAGTGACAACCTTAACAGCGCAGGAAGTGAACCCGCTACAAAAACTCATTCTCCTATCCTTGGATTCGCTTATGACGGTAATCCAATCTATGGTGCATTTGGTTATTCTGAAGCACTGAACAAAGACTCTTCCATTACCAGAATGACGTCTAGTTATTCTTTAAATGGAACTCGTTCAGATGGTCCTTCATTGACCACGTATCCATTAGGCACATTTAACAATGATTACACTTACTCTCATAAGAGTGGTACATTAGATCAGAACAATGGACGATTTTGTGTTACCCCAGAATTTCCGAAAGGAACTTATGCTTATTTCATTACTATTGATAGCAATCAAGTACCGCAGTACCCGTACGTTTTAGGAGAGAACTTCTATTCTTTACCTGTTGATAGTAATTACAATTCTGATATAAGTCAGAATGACATTCCTAAGAATTCTAAGAAGATTTATTCTGCAGGAATGCAGAGAAATGGTGAAGGATTAATCGCCAGTATCTCTGAAGTAAAATCTGGAACTGTTGACAATATTGATGTTATTGATAGCTCTAGAAATTTCTCTATAAATTCACAAATTTATTTTGAGAACAGAGGAACAGAAGGTTCTGAAGCAGAAGCTATTATTTCGTCTGTTGAAGGTAGAGATGTAAATTTTGTAGAGTGTAAAGAAAATAAGGTTGTAAAACTAACAACCATACAAAATGCGTATCTATTTGCTGATGATACATTAAATCAACCTTCTTCTGGTGCGTTTGGTTCTATTGTTGGTACAGTCAGAAACGACAATACAATTGTTCTTAGAAATGTAAATGGAACATTTGATGAAACTGGAACGTTCTCAGCAACTATTAAAACATTCAATGTTTTATTAGATCAAAGAAGTTCTTATACAAAAGGTGCAACATTAAGCTTGACTGATGGTATCAATGCACCTATTGCTACTGCTGAAGTATTATCAGGAACATCATCTCAAAACGTAGTAGAGATCAAGGTTCTCAGCGGTGCATGGATTGTTGATGATGCATACTTTATACAGTCTGATGATTTATTCAATACATCTGGAACTAGACTCGTAAGACTCACATCGCTTAGTGATAATCTAGAACCATTTGAAGTCAATCAAAGTGTTGCTTTAGTTCAGACTGCTGATGCACATGGACTTGGTATTGGTGACAAAGTAGATATTAGTATTAATCCAGATGATGCAACTAAAAACAAAATATATTATCTTAGAAAGAGATTATATCAGGAAGCTATACTAATTCCTCCTGTAAATAATACTACAATTGATTTTACAGGAATAGGGAGATATGAAATCCTTAATGGTGGTGCTGACTATACAGCTGGTACTTACACTGGCGTTGCTCTTACTGGTGGATCTGGATCTGGAGCAACTGCTACCTTTACTGTATCTTCTGCAGGTATAGTTTCTGGAATACAATTACAGAATGCTGGTAGTGGATATGAGAGAGGAGATTATCTTGGAGTTGCAGATGAAGATCTAGTAAGATCTGGTGCATCACAGTCTACTGCAAGATTTGCAATGTATGTGGGACACGTTGGTTTCGCTGCTGGTAATACACTTCTTACTGTTGCTAAGTCAGATGGTTATGCTGTTAATGATCTAATTCAGATTGGTGAAGAGGTCATTAAAATTGAATCTATTAATGGTAAAATCTTTACTGTTACTAGAGGACAAGAAGGAACTGAGGATGTAGATCATTTCAATGGTCAACCTGTATCTCTTTACAATGCGAGATATAACTTTACATCTAATTACAATATTTTTGGCACACCAACCACTGGTTACATACAATCATATGATCCTGTAACACAAAAAATTATTATTGTATATGATTACAGCACACTAACATCTAATGCAAGCAAAGTTGTATTAAGTTCTAGCTTCTTTGACAGTAGCAATCCTCAAAGATTAGTATCTGTTAAATCTGCAGGGGAAGTTGCTTATAAATTTGAATTCTCAGAAGATAATACTACATTTACACCTAATCCTAACATAAATTTACAAGAGTTTTATAAGTATACGTTTGATACGTCTCATTCTAGTCTCACTGGGACTTACTTTGA